AGCAAGGAATACTCAGCCACCAACGGCAACCAGGCGACGGGAAATTACAATGTGGACTGCATCTTCGCCTCCGACGACAACATGAAGTACGGCTACGGCCTGCTGATTAACGCAGACGGCTCGTATATGGAAACGGCCTCGTTCGAAGGCACACAGGCACATCCCGAGCAGCACCTGGCAGACCGCATCGCCAACTACTGGGCGGAATCGAAACAGAGCATCGCCACCGAACTGCGCACTGACGCTATCGCCGACATCTCGCCACGCCACCGCATCACGATGGCCGGACGTGTCTTCATCCCAGTCGCCATCAGCCACTCCTGGCGCGACGACGTGACCAAGCTGAAGCTCATGGAGAAGCTGGTGTGAAAAAGGCGCAGGTAGAAATGAAGAATTAAGAATGAAGAATTAAGAATTAGGATATATGGAAATCGTACACGGAAAGAACATCAAGATTTATGCCGGCTCGTCAGGGTCATCGCCTCTGATAGCAGCCGCAAAGTCGTGCACCATCTCAAGTAAGTGCGACTTGATAGGGGTTTCATCGGAGACATCGAGCACCGACCGCGAGTATATCCCAGGGAGGACAGACTGGGAGTTGTCGCTGAATCATCTCGTGACCAGCGGAGCCCCGTTTGATGGACTGCTGAAGGTGAGGGGTACTTACACCCTGCGCGTCGTTGTAGGCAGCTCGGTTCTGACAGGCCGTGCCATCTGTATGCAGGCCGACCTGCAAGGCGCGGTGGGAGCCCTCGCCACGGGGAGTGTGAAGTTCAAGGGTAACGGACCATTAAGTTAAGGAGGAATATGAAACTGAGTCGTGATAAAATCCAGCGCATGGTGAATGTCGGAGGCGGCAACTCTGGAGGCGGCAACTCTGTAGTCGGTGGAGGCGAGGGCGTAAGATCGCTGAAGCAGCTCCGCGACACGGCGATAGAGAATGAGGCCGACGGCGACGTGCTCGTATATAACGCCACTGATGAGAAGTGGAAGAATCAGGAGAAGGCACCAAAAGCGGTTCATGCCGACGAAGCCGACGAAGTGCCTTGGACGGGTGTGCAGGATGTGATAACAGGAGGTAATGAGTTCAATATCTGTGACACCACACCGATCAGCAATAAGATGTGGTTCAACTACGGCGGTCGTCAAGGTGGCCAGCTGTTATCAGCCATCACGGAATACGACTTCGGCAACGGCAGGAGCTCTCGCAGTGGCGTGACCGTGAGGGCCGAAAACTTCTTTGCCGACTCAGCCGTATCGGTCGTGTCAGACGAAAGGAAGAAAATCGTCAGCAAAGAGATGGTGCTCGACCTCGACAAGATAGCCGATGCGCCGTCGGTGCTCTTCAAGTGGCGCGACAGCCAGGGAGATACAGAGCACGTGGGCACCATCGCCCAATACTGGCGTGATGTGATGCCACAGGTGGTGTGCGAAGACCATGAAGGCAACCTCTCCATGCAGTACGGTACGGCAGCACTCGTGGCTGTCATATCCGTCGCCCGCGAACTACGTGAAATCAAAAAACTGTTGAAAGATCATGGGATTCAGTAACGACAAAATCACGCTGCCTTACACGCTTGCAGATGCTTGCGACGCGTTTGACTATCAGACCGACGACTTGGAAGACTTGTTCAAGCACGGTGACATCAACCGATGGGCGAGATACAAGCCTGTGGAGTATTACCTCAGCGGGCCTTACGGATTCGCCCTGAACGAATACCAGCGCAGGTCGGTGAACTACGGCATCGGGAACATCCCCTATTGGAATACGAAGCTGCTGGGGCAGATGCTTAACTTTTGGTTTGGTATCGACACCAGTCAAAACAATGCGCCAGAAATAGGCATTGTGCCCGAATATTGGAGCTACACACGACCGCAGACGGCCTTCAGACTGAGTGATCTGATTGAAGACCCGACTGACAGCAGCTCGAAAGGCTACTTCAAACGCGCCAAAGAACCGCTCGGCAATCTCAAGTCTTCGACGGTTGAAGTATCGCCTGGCGGGTACATGACATTCATATTCGAGAAGAACGAGGAAGGCGTGAGCGCAGGGCTGACCGTGAAATACGAGGACTTGCAGATGGGAGGATATTCAGTCTATAACATGTATTTCGGTTTTTCACTGTGGAACCGACAGACAATCGCAAGCCTGAAGAAATTCTATACCATCACGCAGAACGATACGATGGTTTCGTTTCAGCAGATGGGTGCAAGCGTTCACGCCTATACTGAAGACCCACAGATAGAGGGCGACTACGACATCTTCCCATTCGCCAGTGCAGACATCATTCGTGGCGCACAGTCGCCAAATCAGAGCGACATCTATAAGATGGCAAGTGCAACGAACATCCGCAGCAACTACATCGCGCTGGTGGAGCCGCAAAGAGTGCATATACAAATCAGATGGGCAGACGTGAAAGTGCTGTTCCTATCATCATACAGAGACGAGTCGAAGCCAAGAATCATCCGCAACAGCTTTACACTGTATAACGCCATGAGCGACTACAACGTGACCATCACGAAGATGACCATCGAGTATCTGAAAGAAGACTATACGGTGGACCATACACAGGACTTGACAAACTCAATAAACCTTGCAGCAGGTTCAAGTTATGCAGGCACGGCAGACCACGATTTCGGCTCTGCCGGTTCGAGTCACATCAAGTCGACACGAATGACCATCGTGACGCTCTCTGGCGTTGTGTTCTTCAGTTCCGGCGCATCAGCAAAAACGGCACAAGTGACGGACGGGCCTACACCAGAAAGCTAACAACCAACTAAAAGAAAGGACAGAATATGAACATCGTAATTGCTTTCGCACTTCTCACCGTCTATGTAACGGTGGTTTGCACTTACAATCAGAGAATCCCAGACTCGCTATCGCAGACGGTATTCTTCATTAACCAGCGCAACAAATGGATTTGGACGCTGATGATCTTCTCGATGATTATCCTCGTGTCAGTACCAATAAAGTGCCTGCCATTTGCGGCTTCTGTATTCGAGAAAACCAGCGGAACGGCATCGGCTTTACTGATGATGGTGGCTATGTTCCTGCTGGCAGTCGTTGGCGTGACACCGCTGACAAACGGCGACGAGAAGAGCATGGACTTTAAGGTACACATGGTGTCGGCATGGACTTCTGGCATTGCATCCACATCTGCCATCGCATTGGAGCGTCCACTGGTGCTGTTGTGCTGGGTACCATGGGTGGTGACTTTCATTTGGACGACAAAAGATAGCAGTCAATGGCGAACCGCGAGGTTTTGGGCTACATTGACTTGCTTTATATCAGTTTTTATATTTGGTTTATCATAGCAGTTTAGTTTGTATTTTAATTTTTTTATTATTGTAAATGGTGATAAGTTGGGGGAGGCAGCGGCCTCCCCGTTTTTGTTACCAGTTGACCGTATCGTCTTCTACCCACTCATCATTGCTGCCAAGATTCAGCGTGCGACCAGCACCGACGATGCCACCAGCGTAGGAGGTGACATGATTACGCTGTATCGGTACGTCAGAGATGGCCACGCTTCCGATGGTGCTCTCGTCTGTGGCCACGAGCGCAACGGTCATATTCGTCTGCCAGGGTGACGCGCTGCTGATGGTATAGAACGATGCGGCGAGTTTGGTGGTGCCGATATAGCTGTTTGGGATATTGACGACCAAAGGTGTCGGCGAATCGGCCACACATTCGCCAGACTGATAATTCAGGCCATAATACCATGAGGAAGGCATGACCACGAGCTTTGCAGCCCCTTCAGGAACGACATCAGTCGCGCTGACTCGCAAGCGACCGACGCAGCGCGAGAGCGACACTGGCTGGCTGCTGCCTGAATTGGGTTGCACATTGAGCGACAGGAAACCATGAAACGTATCACGCACACTGCCCCAGGTGATGGTCTTTGCATCGGTATCAACGACGGGATCAGAACCGCGAGAGGCGACGAAGTAGAAGGTGTGGTCGCCATAATCGAGAGAGAGCGACGGAGATCCGAAGGTGGCATCTGTGCTTGATTGGTGGACGGACTGCTGGAGAACATCGCCCATGTAGTCAAAAATCCAAAGGTCGGTCATAGTGAGCTCTGTGAGAGTGGCGCGAGTCTTTGCCCGCAAGCCTGTGAAGTCGAAGGTGACGGTTTTCTTGTTGAGCGTGTCAGCCCATGCGACATTCACTTTGGCAGTAGCAGGTTCTTCGCCATCGGTGCGGTCACACGACGAAAGGCAGAGTGTTAAGAGACTGACGGAAATCACGCCCAGCAAGAGATTCACAATGAGTTTGTCGCGGTGCGACAGGTTAAACACTTTTTTCATAGTCGTTTGTTTTAAATAGTTTATATTTAAGGGGGGGGCGGCTCACATCACCGCCCTTTGTCCTTTTTTCAGTCGAGTCGCTTGATGTAGACATAGCCGAAGTAATACTTTTCATCGTCATCATCAAAACCTTCGCAGACCTCGCATTTGCATTTGTACGGAAATTCATTGGCAGTAAGCGAGCGCACGAAGTCGGTCTGTTCGGCTGGTACATAACCAAGGTGGTGTCCGTCGATAGACACTACCTTGATGGCATTCTTATCGTACTCGTTCTTCGGTTCTGGCACAAGAGCTGCATCTATGAAGCCTTTGTAACGATTCATGCCCTGTCGGAAATTCATGCCAGCCACCTTCAGGATGCGGAGGTTGTCGAAGATGCTCAGATAACCGCCATCATCGCGACGCTCAGGCCAGGGACCCGTGTAGGTATTGCTGAGTATTGCACCCCTCACGAGTTCATTCCCTGCAACTTCAGCCTGCCGAAGTGCTTCCGCTTTGGTTAGGAATCCGACGGCATTTGCAATCAATTCTTCATCTTGATTAACATTCTCTTTGACGATTTTACTGTTACCATGACCGAACACGGCAATAGCCACAAGGCAACAGACAACTAACAATGCAAATAAAAATAGTGTCATAGTTTTAATATTTTAAGGGTTAGACATTTTTCTTTTTCGTTTCTTCGTTTCGAGCTTTTCGGCTATCATATCGAAGTCGTCGTGTACGGATTGCGCCAGCACCTTCGCATAGCGTTGCGTCTGCGTGATATTCGTATGTCCGAGCATCTTCGAGACATTCTCGATCTTCACACCATTGCGCAGCATGTAAGTGGCGAAGGTGTGCCTGGCAAGGTGGGAGTGCAGCCGCGTCTTGATGCCTGCCATCTGTCCGAGTGCCTTCAAGTGGCGGTTATAGTCAGCATTTGAGAGTTGCGGGATTTCCCAGCCATACTTCTCCAACACCTTCACGGCAGGCGGTAGCAATTGCGAGACATACGGTACACCTGTCTTGATGCGTTCGCCGACATGCTTCCATGCTTTGCCGTCCCACTTGTAATCGCTTGCGTCGAAGGCCTGCATGTCGGAGTAAGGCAGACCCGTGAACATCTGGAAGATGAAAAGATCATGCACGACATCAAGTTCTGAACCTTTCGGCAGTATGATGGACTCGAAACGTTTCATCTCTTCCTCAGAGAGATATTCCACATTTTCTTTTTCACCTCGCTTAAACTTCCCACGCAGATACTCGTAGGGGTTGACATCTATCTTCCTGAATGATTTGGCGCGATTGAGTAGAGCCTTCAGGCACTTGTGGTAGTTATAGACTGCCGCGTCGCTCAGCCTCTCAGGTTTTACACCTGTTTTACGCCTCGCATCGCTCAGCGGCTTCGTCTGCTGATGCAGCCAGACATCGAAGTTGGCAATATTCTCGACGGTCACATCCTGCCATCTATTCATTTTGCCATATTCAGTCAGTCGGGCGACCAAAGGGGAATAATGCTTTGCAGTGCCTTCCGTTATACCGAGTTTCGGGATTTGATTTTCAATCCAATCAACAAAGGTTCTGTCATTAGATTGCGATTCAACGATTTGCCATACGGCATGTTTTACACTTTCCGTGTCAGGTTTTACACCTTGTTTTACACTTTCATTGATATATTCACATACTTTCTCGTAGATGATGGCCAGACGATCGTTGAGAACCTGAGCATCAGGACGGTTGACCACTCTGCCTGCTGCCCACTCATTTTTATAAATCTGTACGCCTGTACTTATATATATTGATTGGCGGTCGATGGTCACGCGAACCTCGACAATGCCTTTCTTCTTCTGTTTACACCAGCCTCGCCGGTCGAATATTATCTTTGTTGTTATCATACCTTGTTTTTACTTGTTTTACACCACTTTTCGACGTATGTAAAACGTTTGTAAAACATCACGTCTCAAATTGTCTCAAAATGGCTTGTTTTGTTTTTCTCCTAATCTCTCCAGATTTAACGCTAATCCCTTTATTTACGGTGGATGCCGCGATTTTTCGCATAACCCCACCCACAAAAAAAGTGATCCGTTTGGGGCTATGCGTGATTTGACGGAAAGGACGATATATAGAGGGGTTAACACGATGGTATTAGAGGGCTGGGTGTAAAACATGTGTAAAACACGCAGCCATATAAAGGTTAATATGGGGTATATCAATATCATAAGTGCGAAAGTTCTTTGGATTCAGGCTCAGCACTCCCCAATGGGAAAGGATGCCTGCCTAAGACTTCATCTGCCTGGTATCTGCTCAACTGTTCACGAAGCATGGCGTTTTCACGCTTGAGGGCATCCATCAGCTCATGAAGTGTTGCAATATGTTTGTCTTTTTCGGCAATCTGATTTTCGAGCAAAGCAATCTTCTCTTGGTACATCGGCGATATGATTTTGTTGATTGCCTTCTCGTACATGAAGCAATCGTCGATGGATGAGTGACGTGCTGGCTCATAGGGAGGGTTGGCATCAAGGAGCCGACGTGATTCAGCGAGTACCATGTCTGCCGCCTGCTGGCGAGAGATGCAGTCGCTCTTACCACGAAGGTAGTCGATATTCAATTCCCTGAATCTGTCACACAACGCGCGGATGGCATCGTCGCTGACAGACTTGACGTGGCCGTTCTTGATTCTTGAGATGAGATTGGGGCCAAGACCAGCTTTCACGGCGATGTCGCCCTGATTCTCTGCGAGTCCATTATCAATCAGCCACTCGATGGCATCCATGAAAAGTTCATTCTTTGGCTTCATTTTGGCACAAATAACCACGTTTAATCTTAATTAATCTTAAATTTAACCACAAATCACCACGTTTTAGCACGTAGTTTCATTTTAAGTTTGTATATTTGCACCCGACAAGCAAGCAAGCGAGTAGGGCACGAGCACAAAAATAGCCGTCAGGCGTTAGAGCGCCTTTTCGCATAAATGCACACGGCATTTGCAAACACTTTGGCGAGTGTATGGGTTGCAAATATACAATAAAATTGTGCTCGTTGTCCGAAAGCAAGCAAAGTTTTAAGATTAATTAAACCAAATATGGTAGCAGAGAAGGTAACAAAGGAAATGCTTTTCAAGCTGAACGTAGGAGACCAGAGAGTGTTCACGCTCCCATCATGGGGAAAGGCCAGAAGTGCTCAGAGCTATGCCAACTCGATGAAGAAGGCGACGCTGGGCACCAAGGATCAGCGCGAGTTTAGTGCCGTCATCGGTGACCCCGATCCTGAGACAGGTCGCTGCGGTGTAACCATCACAAGAATTTCGTGACTATGGACAGCAAGCTGAGAGCGGAGATAGTGGCGACGGTGAGGCAGGCTATGACGACCTACGCAGAGAAGTGGGTGACGGCAGAGGTGCTGTGTGAGCACGTCGGCACACTGACACCGCGCTTCCTGAAGGATCATGGTCAGATGTTCAACCGTACCCGTGTGGAGTGGACCGATGAGAATGGCATTGAGCACATTCAGGGCTGGCTCTATCCGCTGCATGAGATACAGGAGATGATGGAGGACGGCAGGATCAAGAGACTGCAAGTGAGGTGAAAAAGGCGATATAAAGAGGTATTTAGTTATAATGATTGTTTCTTATTGCAACAGCGGCTGCCAATTCTTTTTTTTATTCATATTGAAGTTTAAAGGTAGAACACTATCCAGCCCGCTGTGAAGTTCGCTGGTTTTCTTAAACAAAGAGTAATCAGGATAAGACATATTAGGAGGGTTGGCCGAGAGGAAAGGCACCAAGAGCGTGAGGCAATGAAAGCGCGAGGTACGACGCGGGTTCGAATCCTGCACCTTCCACAAACGCCGAGGGACGCGCAGAGGCAATCCCGGTAAGTAGGCAGCATCATTTGTTGAGATCACTGAGGAGGTACAGCAGCCAGGGCGCAAGCCTGTACGTGTATCGAATCGAAACGGCAGCGAAACAGA